CTGCTGGACCTGTGTACAATGCAGCATATAATGCTAATTTAAATCCAAATAAAGAAGTATTGGAAGCGGCACAAGGCGCATTTGAAAACGCAGGAAGCATGTCTTTGTTTAATGATACTCAAAATGTTTCAACAGGTAAAATTGGCAGCATTCAGCCAGATAAATTAGTTCCTGATATGCCAAAACAACCGGGAAATATTTCAACATATGGAGCAGTAATGGGTCGAAATATAAGAGAGGTTTCGCAGGATTGTCAAAGAAATAACCCAGCTACACTTAATGCGTTTAACAACAATCCTTACACAAAATCATTATACAGTGTTGCTTAATTTGATATAACTTTAATATAAAAGTTATATTAAACATATTTATTAAATGATTAGTAATGGTAGAATTAGATATACATCAGGATATAAAGGATAAATTAAACACATTTATTGTAGAAAAAAAAATACCCCATATTATATTTTATGGGCCTTCGGGATGTGGTAAAAGATATATATTACGTTTCTTTATCACCAATATTTACAAAACAGTCGATAATATCAAACGGTATGTAATGTATATTAATTGTGCGCATAGTAAGGGTATTCGATTTATCAGAGATGAACTTAAATTCTTTGCCAAGACAAATATACATCTTCAACATGGTAATATATTTAAGAGTATTGTATTATTTAATGCTGATAAATTAACTACGGATGCGCAATCTGCGTTGAGAAGATGTATAGAACAATTTAGCCATACAACTCGGTTTTTTATAGTTATTGAAAATCAAAATAAATTATTAAAACCTATTTTATCTAGATTTTGCAATATCTTTATTCGTTTACCAATTATTGATGGTAAAGAGACTAGTCTACATTTATATAAAAAAAAGTTTATACAAGCGAAATATCAAAAATTAAATAATAAACGAAATGATTGGTTAATTAATCAAATTGATAAAAAATCCAATTATAAGACAATAGAAAAATGCATTGCATTTTCGACAAAATTATATGAAAAAGCCTATTCTGCTTTAGATATAATACAAATTATTTATAATAGTTCTAAAATTGAGAATAAGAGAAAATTTGGCATCTTAATCTATTTCGACAAAGTTCGGAAAGAATTTAGAAATGAAATATTACTAATATCTTTTGTAATAAATGTAGTATTTATGCGTCCGGAGTTATATTTAGAAAATATAAAAGAAATGTAAATGGATGATTATAATACCTCTGTGTTGAGCGAAGCAAAAAATGAATATTCGGCCAATCTTGTAAATATTCTTACACCATTATTAATTCAAGGTTTACAGTCTATATTTAAAGAAGCTTGTTCTTTGTGCAAAGATAATGATGAATATGATAAATATTTAATGACATTTCAAAATTTTCTCACTAGAGTACCAAAATGGAATCAAGAGCTTATTGATAATGAAACAAAAAGAATTATTCAGCAAAGCAAATGTAATTATTTAGCAGATTTATTGACATGTGTACATATTACTCAATTGAAGGTATTAACTAGTATACGAGTAGCTACAAAACAAAAGAAAATTGATATTGATATACCCAAATTATCCGATTTTATTCATAAAGTATACATTAAATGTGCTCGTAAATGTTATAGCAATGTTTACTTATTTGAAACTGATATAGAACCATTAACTCAGCAAAAGAATTTTCGCGAATGTGAAACTATTTGTAAAGAATGTATCTTAAATACAGTAAGAGAAAGTATGCCCGTTGAGAAAATCCTCAGAGCATATATGGATGAAACAACAGAAGAAGAAATAGTAGAAGAAGAAATAGTCGAACCTGTTAAAGCAACAGATGCCTCCAATAATTTACAGGAATCCATTTCTGCCGAAGTTAAAGAAGAAATTAAGAAAGCCGCGGACGCAATAAAATCAGGAGTAGATAATATTAAATCGGATGATGATACTGCAAAAGTATCCGAAGAGAAAAAGGACGGACAGCTTAAATTAGAAATTGAAGAAACTATTAAAGATTTAGAGAATAAATTACAGAGCGAAAAAGAAGTTATAAACCCAACAGTTAAAATAGCAACAGAAGTTGTTCCCACACCCGTTGTCAAAACGAGCAATATAACTTTTAATGACACAGACAGTGTTGTTAACTATAATAAAAATTTATCATCAACTAATAATCCTCCAGCAGAAGATATTGCCGCGCCAAAAACCATCGACAGACTAGAGAAAATTAGTCAAATTCGAAACGATCAAAGAAAACTTGACGAAGCGGAAGAAGAAGACGATGATGAGGATAAATTGACTATTTTCAGCGATGCACCTTCTTTAAAATTAGATGCTCTAGATGTGCAAGTTTTAGATAATAATCTGTCACTTAAAAAACCACCTGTTTTAACAGGAATTGAAACTTTATAATGCGGTAAAATATTAATATGATTCTTTTGTCTTATATTAATGAATACATATACATTTGTTGGTGCTTTAGTAATCGCAGGATTATACTTACTAATGCGGTTTTTAGAAATGAGATTTATTCTTAAAGAAAATAAACCGTTAAAAATTTTATTACGAGAGGCTGTCATGGTATATTTAAGTGTATTAGGAGGTGATTTCATTATACAACAATTAGAACCATTAAAAGCCACCCTTGGTGCACCCACCGTTTTTACTACTCCTCCTGATTTTTAATCGGCATTATATATATATGTCAGTGAGAAGAGAGAGAATGAAGCAACATGACAGAGAAGTTTTTATAGTGAAACCAAAACCACAACAACCATTTGTTTCTAATGATGATGCCCTTTTAAAACGCAAAAGGAAGTGGTCAATAAATAGACCCCCACCAAAAATATTTCAAGCAACAATTGAACACATCAAACCCGATACTTTAATCAAAGACAATGTTGCAAAAACACGTCGGGGAGGCAAAAACAAACGAAGAAAAACACGAAAAAAGAGAAAACGCCGAAAAACACGTAGAAAAAAAAAACATAAGCGCAGACATAAGCGCAGAACCAATAAAAAATAATTTTATATATGTTAATTTCCATTAATATATATTAAGTACGGGGTAGGTTCTTCAACATTAATCTGTGCGGCATTCTTGGAGGTACATTTTTCCCTACTTCTGGTGGTTCATTAAAATTTCCATAGTAACAAGCGGCGTGAGAAGGCCATTTATTATCCTTACTAACAATATTCCACCAATCACTAACTATATGCCCTAATATATGACTTCTTAGTAAAGTAGGGTTATCTTCATACAATAATAGGGCATCGTCAGCTAATATATATTTTTTCTGCGAATCTTTTTGTTTTTCTTTGATTTGCTTAATAAATGAGTATAATATTTCATCTTTTTTCAACTTTGAAGCTCGCTTTAAAACTCGAAACCACACATCCGTATTTTTAAAAGAATTTTCAATAGCCCATTGATTGCATTTTTCCGTAAATGCTTGCTGCGTAGGAAATCCTTGTGTTCCATTTATACAGTAACTGCAGTTATAATTATATTGTTTAACACCATAAAATCGAGTACATTTTCTACATAAATAATCTTGAAGATATTCTTTTCCGTTCCGAAGAGGCATGATTTATATGAACAGTAATTCATATTAATCTTTAAATTCAATTTTTTATCAAACTACCAATACTAAGTTCTAATAAATTTGCTTTATAAGACAACCATATTCCTTTTATTTAAAATAACTTTTCATTTAAACAAAGTGTATAATAATAAATTATAGCATTATGATTATATCGCATAAGTATAAATGTATATTTATAAGGATTCCAAAAACAGGTTCAACATCAATAGAAACTTTATTAAAAGAATTAGATCCGAATTGTATTTCTTCAGATGAAAGTACACCTCCTTATGGTCATCATAGTGCGAATCAGGTAAAACAAATGATAGATATTAAAATATGGAATGCATATTTTAAGTTTTGTTTTATTCGAGATCCTTATAAATGGTTTTTATCTCAATACTCAGATAATATGAAACGAACCCACGAAATCTCTCCATGGATACATATTTTACTAGATGATAATTATAAATTAAACACACCCAAAAATAATATAATCACTAAAAATGATGCTTGTAAATTATTTTTATTTCTACATCATCATGTAGCATATCATTGTCATAATCATGATACATTAGCTGGCCAATCAATGTATCTAGATGAAAAATTAGATTTTGTTGGAAAATTAGAAAACATTAGTAATGATTTCGAATATATTAAAAAAATATTGGGAATACAAGAATCTTTAAAACATTTAAATAAAAGTAGTTCTAATAAATTATCTTATGATGAAGATGCGCATAAACTTATAACTATTTTATACAAAGAAGACATAAAATTATATAATAAAGATACTGCCTATACTAAGTTCTAATAAATTAAAGTTAACTAACAATGGGCAGTGGCGACTGTATTATCAGTTTCACTTAAATCGGGCATTTTATCTACATCTACAAATTTGGTTTTCCTACCAACTTTTTTACGTGGAACAATATATTTATTGAAAAATGGTCCTGCTAATTGAGCCTGAGGTGTATGTTTATGGACTGTTCTCGCAATCATTTTGTATAACTTGAAATCTGGGTACCTTTCGTCACCGTTTTTCTTGTATAATATATTACGACCTTTGTCATCTTGTGTCCATTCTACCATTAATTTTGCCAAATGATCCATTGGGTCAATATCATTTGGGTCTTCTACAAAATAATCAAATAATGAGCACGCTAATCTACATAGATCAAAACTCATATTAGGTTCTAATCTTGGCTTTTTCGGATTAAAATATGGTTCGCAGTTGTATTGGGTAGCTGCGTCACCTTTTGAATGGTAACTATCACTGCAGATAAAACGACCTTTATATTTATAGATAGCACGTCCAAAATCAATGATCTTGAAGATTTTTCCAAATGTCGGAACTTTATAATATTTTTGATTGTATCGATAATATAAAAATTGCTTTTCTGTTTTTTTAAACATAATATTATTTGTATGCAAATCATTATGAGTGAAATGAAAAACTTTTTGATATATAATTAACATCATGATAATTTGGAATAAACAGGCTCTCCATTCATCGGCGTCCATCTCATTTTCTTCATTTAATAACGAGTCCAATGTCCCATCTAAACACTCTAAGCATATTACTTGTGTTGGAAAATCAAATAACACGCCATTGACTTCTATATCTGAATCAAGGCTAGATATAGTGGAGGATTCTTCTTCTTCGTTGCTACTGTCATCATTAGCAGAAAGGGTATCTTCATTATCTGAGCATTGGGAATGCGTATTTGATGATCTTGAAGAACAAGTCGAATCGGTTTTTCTTGATTGGTTGCGAGGTAAATCAAATTCAAAAACTAGGTCTGGTTGTGTTAGATTACTATTGCTAGAAATATCAGATAAATGAAACACTTCTTTAAAATCTTCATTATTAACAGAAGCAATACTTTTGTTGCTAACATTTTTACCAATATTTAGTTTTTTCTTATAATTTCTTGTATCAAAATCCACTAACATTCCTAGATCAATATTCTCAATTTTGAATTTATCTTCTTGATTTTTATGAAAATATGTTGAATTATGTAAATAATCTATATCATCGGCGACATTATAAACAAATTTTTGCTGAATTCCAAGAAATGACCCAAAGAAATCTAAACCATGGGGGAAATAACAATTATGATATAATTGACTTGTTAAATAAGAAAAGAAACTATCTACATATGCAGAATTATTTGGGTCAAGTACTTTCTTATGACAAATACTTTCATTTAATTCAGGTAATGCGATGCGTTCTATTTCCCCTAAATCTTTATATTTTCCTACCATATATTTTACAGGGTCCAATAATGGAGAGAATTTAAAAAAACATAATTTATTCTCGTTTTTTCCATTGGCATTCACGATACAATTAAATTTATTGCGTTTATCTGTCTTTGACACATTTGCAATATGATATTTGTGATTTAAGTTAAGATTCTTGTAATTAGATTCTTTAAGAGAAAAAAATTGTTTGTAAAGTGGAATATAATTTTGCACATTATAAATTCCTATATCGTTCAGAGAAGTAAAAAGAGTGACATTATCATTTTTTTTATAATATAAGTTAAACATTAGTGTTTATTGATAAAATTTATATAAGCTTTAAACTTATTTATTGCGTAAATTCATATTAATTTTAATATAAATGAAAAATAATATGAATTTGGAATTAAAAAAGTTCGATATGAAAAATATCAAATTTAAATCGAGTGAGACTCAGGGACCCGTTATCGTTTTAATAGGGCGGCGCGATACAGGAAAATCTTTTTTAGTAAAGGATTTGTTGTATCACCATCAAGATATTCCAATAGGAACTGTTATTTCGGGAACGGAAGCTGGAAATGGTTTTTATGCTAAAATGGTCCCTAAATTATTTATTCATGATGAATATAATACTGCTATAATTGAGAATATTTTAAAACGGCAAAAAATGGTTATTAAACAAATAAATAAAGAGGTTGCTGCATACGGAAGATGTAATATAGATGGTAGAGCATTTGTTATTCTAGATGATTGTTTATATGATAATAGTTGGGCCCGAGATAAATTGATGCGTCTTCTGTTCATGAATGGTCGTCATTGGAAAATAATGTTAGTTATAACAATGCAATACCCTTTAGGAGTTCCTCCAAATCTAAGAACAAATATAGATTATACTTTTATTCTTCGCGAACCTTATATTAACAATAGAAAACGCATATATGAAAATTATGCAGGTATGTTTCCAACATTTGAGAGCTTTTGTCAAGTGATGGACCAATGTACGGAAAATTATGAATGTTTGGTAATAGCCAATAATGCTAAATCTAATAAATTAGATGACCAAATATTTTGGTATAAAGCAGATGCACATCGGGATTTTAAACTCGGTTCTAAGGAATTTTGGGAAATGTCAAAAGATATTGGTTCTGACGACGATGAGGAAACATTTGATCCCAAAGCGCAAAGAAAAGGACCACGGATAAACGTCAAGAAAAGTCGCTGGTAATTAAACTCTATCTCCTACCCTATCAGCTTCGCCACCCCCTAACTCTGCTCTATCAATCAAATTTTGTTTATATAAACTTTTATAATCAAATGTACAATTGTGATTTTCTGAGTATATATGTAAATTGCAAAATCTCTTTTCACATTTACAATCAAATGCTGTAATTGATAGCTTTTTCTTACATCCTTTTAATTGACATCTCTTAGAAGGTTTTTTCTTCTTCTTTTTCTTTTGTGGGGTATTTTCAATAATTTTATTGACAACTGGTTGTACTGTTGTCATTGGTGCTATTGTCATCGGTGGTAATTTATCAGTGAAATTAAGCTTTGGTTTATTGGCATTCATCTTTAATTACAATAAATATATAATTTTATAAATCAATTTTATAAAATCATTTAATCTTCTTTCTTTTCAGTGATTTCCATATCCATTTTATTTTCTTGTGCGGCTTCTTGTGCGGCTTCTTGTGCTTTGTCGGACTCGCGCGTTCTAACGTTAGCTCCTTCAAAAAGTTCTTTTCTAATATCTGCAGAAGATACTTCTTCATTTAATCCTGATTCAGTAGTATTCATATTAGCAACTCCAACTAAATTACCATCACTATCGATATTTTGCGTTAATTTATTACCACTATCCTGTGCAATTTTAACATTTTCTGCAATAGCCGCGCGTTTTGCTTCCTTAACGCGTTTTTCAAATGCAACCTTGGCCTGTTTCTCGTTCAAATTTTTTTCACTCATCAATTGATTTAACTCGTCTTCCAAATATTCCACACGACCCGTCTTATATGCTTCTGGATTCCAAGGCATCCACAAACCCACAGGACCCACATAAACATCATGGTTTGGGTCTACCTCTCTAAGCATTCTACATCTTAATTCAGCTTCCTGTTGTGTAGGGTATGCTCCTCGTATTTTAATCCCCCGGGTACTAGTTTGAAAATTAAATGCAGCATTAAAATCTTGTTCTAGAGTTTCTTCTTTAGCATCAATGAAATTTTTGTAATCATCATCAAGGGTAGTTTTGATAAGTTTATCCGATTCTGATTTAGTATATTCTTGAAAATCAACCATAACCTTATCGAAATTCAGATTATATTTAAAAGCAAGAAAGTTTAGAAATTGTGTAAATTTTTCTGTTGATTTAGTAAAATCCCAATGTTTTAGGAATTCTTGAAAGTAAAACAGTTCTTTTTTTTTTAGAATTTTTTCTGGTGACACAAAACTCACACAACAAAATTTTTGTCCTGCAATTGGCTTATCTTCCTCCAATAAATCAACATATTTAGGATTATTAACTCCTTTTGACAAAAATTGGTTCTCATAGCTATTTTTATCTGTCATTATATTTTATTTCTAGTCATCTTATTTTAAGTTTTTTTATCACATATATATATTTTTTTTTCTTGATGAATTATATAAAATGCTCGGACAATTAGGACAAATTTTAGACATTGGCGAACTCGTCAGACGCATCGTTAAATACGTTGTTGAAGGTATTATGGTTGCCATCGCGGCCTACGCAATTCCAAAACGTTCCATGAATTTAGATGAAGTTATGCTTATTGCTTTGACTGCTGCTGCAACATTTAGCATTTTGGATACATATGTGCCAAGTATGGCTGTTTCGGCACGATCGGGAGCTGGATTCGGTATGGGAGCAAATCTTGTTGGGTTTCCTCGTTAAGTAACTAGTTAATATTTATATATTCATATAATTTTTATTGTAATAAGAATTATATTGTTGGGATAAATTCCCACTGCAATTCTTTACAAATTTTTTTCCAAATGTCATCTTGTTCAATGCGCTTTACAGGATCCTTTAACATTGGAAAAAAAGACAAGAATTGATTCTCACCCAACAACTCACACATTTTATATAGTACATAATAGTAATTTAAAAAATTCACCCGGTCATCGGGACAATGTTTAGCATAAGGTTTTTGTATATCCATAAAAAGACAACATAATGTTTCTTCCAATCGAGGTTTCATAATAGGGGGTTTTATGCCCAATTTATCTTTAATAAAAGGAATATGCTCGTAATATTTATTGTATCCTAACTTTTTTAAAATATCTTTCGCTTTTTTATTACTCATTTGCGCTAATGTTATCCTCTCCTTCTTTATTTGTAATGTAATATTTTTGAGTACCTCATCCGGGATTTGTGTAGTCTCTTTTGCTTGAAATTGAGCCAATATTTCACGAAAATGATTTATACGCTTATAAGCATAAAAACACACTTCTTTAGGTGGTTCTTTATATGATGGTTTTTCATGTTCTATGATAAAATTAATTTGATGAGAACAAACTTTGCAAATCATTACACCTTCTGATTCTACTGGGATTAATTCACCGCTGCATTTATCACACACTTCGTGTAAATGAATATAATCATTTATATTCAAAAAGGATTCATCGATATTATTAAGATATTTTTGAGTGTTATTTACTTCTTGTTTTTTAAATTTTGTTTCATTCTTCTTATTAAAAAATGAAAACAATACCTTTGTTTTACTATCATTTCCATCTGCTAGTTCCTTTTTTTTTTCATAATAATCAAATACATATTTGGAATTATCCAGTAAATAATTTTTACGCTCCTTTTCATAGTGGTTAATTTGTTTTGTATGTTGTTTAATTTTATCTTTTAATTCTAATGTTTCATCAATTGATAAATTTTTGGTTTTTAATTTAGTCTTATATTTTTTTCGTTCCTCCTTTAATTTAGGTATTATTGTTTTCTCATTTTTTTTAAACTCTATCATCTTTTCCTGATGTTTACTATCAACGGTGACATTAGATTTTTTTGATACCAATAATTTTTTATTAGCTTTTGGTTTAAAGGACGGCATTATAGTATATTAATCCCTTTTATTTAATTATATATTTTGTTAATGTTCAAAATAAAGTTAAATTTAATATTATCTTTCTCTCCGATATTTAATGGATATTGACAAAGATATCACTAATACTATGCAAATTGATGCTATTAAATTACACAAGATGGCATTTCTTTATAATGCTTTAGAAGAAGGGTGGCGCATAAAGAAAAAAAAGAATATGTATATTTTCACAAAAAATCATGAAGGACAGAAAGAAGTTTTTTTAGATAATTATTTAAAACAATTCTTGGAAAATAATTTCGATATAAACAAAATTATAAATCAAATGTAATTAACCAAAATTAAAGGAAAAATAATGTTAAATAAAACATTATTTTTTTTGTGTCTTACCATAACTTTAAATTAAATTAAAATTAAAACGAAAATTTTTTTTTCTTTAGCAATAGTATAACAAAATGGGAGGAGGATTAATGCAGCTCGTTGCCTATGGCGCACAAGACGTTTATCTTACAGGTAATCCACAGATTACTTTCTGGAAAGTAACTTACCGCAGACACACCAACTTTGCTATGGAATCAATTGAACAAACATTTAACGGACAGGCAGATTTCGGCCGCCGTGTCCAGTGCACTATCTCCAGAAATGGTGATCTTGCATACCGCACCTACCTTCAGGTCACTCTCCCAGAGATTGGCCAAGAAGGCTGCTGTGGAACAACCTCAGGCACCTGCGAAAAAACTTACGCTCGTTGGTTAGACTACCCTGGTGAGCAACTTATCTCAATGGTTGAAGTTGAGATTGGAGGACAACGCATCGACAGACAGTATGGTGACTGGATGCACATCTGGAACCAGCTTACCCTTACCGCTGAGCAAGAGCGTGGATACAACAAGATGGTTGGACAAACAACCCAACTTACTTACTTGATTGACCCATCTTTTGCTAATGTTGACAGTGCCTGCGCCGCAGCTGATGTCCCAGCAGCAGTATGTGCCCCTCGTAATGCACTTCCTGAAACTACACTTTACATCCCACTTCAGTTCTGGTTTTGCCGTAACCCTGGACTTGCATTGCCATTGATTGCGCTTCAGTACCACGAAGTCAAGATCAATCTTGAGCTTCGCCCATCAGACGAGGTTTTGTTTGCTGTTTCCGACCTTACAGCTGGAACTGTCGCAGGTGGAACACAAATTGCTATTGGTTCATCTGTCAAAGACGGAGCCGCATACCAAAAATCTTTGGTTGCAGCATCCCTCTATGTTGACTACGTTTTCCTCGATACCGATGAGCGTAGACGCATGGCACAAAACCCACACGAATATTTGATTGAGCAGCTTCAATTCACCGGCGATGAATCTGTTGGGTCTTCATCCAACAAAGTTAAACTCAATTTCAATCACCCTTGTAAAGAGATTGTCTTCGTTGTTCAGCCAGACAAAAATGTTGACTACTGTCAATCATTCTTGAAGGATATGGACTTGAACCGTGCTCTTGGTGCACAGCCATTTAATTACACTGATGCCCTAGATGCTCTTGTTCCATCATTTGCAGCATTCTCCGGATTTGACCAATTGACCAGGAATAGCCAAAACGTTGGCGATTCCAATGGCGGATTTATTACATCAAGAGGCCTCTTCCAAGACCCAGGTGCCGATGGCGCGCACGCCATTGGATCCCAGTGGGGCAGTATCACCGGTGAAGATTGCTCTGTTCCTGCACTTTCTGTCCCATTCCCAGTTTCCCAAGTTCCAGACTCTAATGTTTCGGACGCAGGTGCATTCGTTCTTGCAGAGACCGCACTTAACATGCATTGTTGGGGACAAAATCCAGTTGTTACTGCCAAACTTCAACTTAACGGACAAGATCGCTTCTCTGAGCGTGAAGGAACTTACTTTGATTTAGTGCAGCCATACCAGCACCACACCAGAAACCCAGACACTGGAATTAACGTTTACTCGTTTGCACTTCGCCCAGAAGAGCACCAGCCATCTGGAACTTGCAATTTCTCTCGTATTGACAACGCTACTCTTCAGCTTGTTCTTTCCACCAATGCCATTGGAGGAGATGAGACTGCCAAAGTCCGTGTGTACGCTACCAACTACAATGTCCTTCGTGTCATGAGTGGTATGGGTGGTCTTGCATACTCCAATTAAGCGTAATCAGCTTATTTATCACTATAAAATTATAATTATTTTTTCACTAGAAAATTATTATAAAAATATATAATATATGGAATTAGAACAAATCGTTATGGTAGTACTTATATTAATTATTGTTTATATGTTATTACAAATGTCACAACAACAAAAACCTCAATCTGACCGCGTTGTTTACTTACAATCGCCATATATAGGCACCGGTTTTGGGCAAGGTCCAATGTGGCGTGGACCAAGACCTGGACGTAGACGTGGGCGGAGACGTAGGTTTTGGTTTTAATTTCTAATTAAATATTATAATGAAAACTGAAAATATTCTCATTATATTAGCTTTATTCGTAGTAATTTTATTATTATTTAGTAATTTCTCTGTAACAACTCCTACCGCTCCCATTGTATTTCAAACTCCCTCATTTTTATCTCCTTATATTGGCGAAGGACCACGCCCTTGTCCTTTTCCTTTTGGATGTGGGGGTAAAGGAAGACCTGGGAGAGGCGGTTGGTTCCCCATGCCTATAAGAGGTGGAGGAAGAGGTGGCAGAGGTGGTGGCAGAGGTGGTGGCAGAGGTGGTGGCAGAGGTGGCGGCAGAGGAGGAGGAGGTGCAGGAAGAGGTGGCAGAGGAGGCGGCAGAGGAGGCGGCAGAGGTGGAGGAAGAGGTGGAGGAAGAGGTGGAGGTCGAGGAAGAGGAGCTTAAAATATCTAGTATATATAAGATGCCACGTATTGTGTTACTAACAGATGAACATATAATAGAAGGAATAATAGGAATGTTATCACTCATTATTGTAGCTTACATAATTAACCATACTATTTCAGCACCCAGTTCTATAATATTAGGAATGGCTTTTATTATTTCGTGGTATTTTAGAAGAGTAGGTGTTAATATATATCATTATATGAAAAAAAAACATGGTATTTCCATTTCACCAATTACTTATAGTATAAAATAATTATTGTATACATATTTAATGCTATTGCCTTCATACTTACTACATAAATTGATGAAAATTGACTTAAATAAAATTATATTATATTGTATATAATATGCAAATCTTCGTAAAAACTCTGACAGGCAAAACTATTACATTGGACGTTGAACCATCTGACACTATTGAAAATGTGAAAGCAAAAATCCAGGATAAAGAAGGTATTCCTCCAGACCAGCAAAGACTTATCTTTGCAGGAAAACAGTTAGAAGATGGTCGTACTTTAACTGATTACAACATTCAAAAAGAAGCCACGCTTCATTTGGTGCTCCGACTACGAGGTGGGTGTTAAATATTAATATACAATAAAAATTTTATATTAATAATAGTATTCAAATACTTATACAAACAAACGATTCATATTATTTACCTCAACTTTATTTGTGCTGGGCATAAATAATGTATCAATAAATGCCTTAAATCTTAGTCGAATACTATATTCTTTTTTCGTATCCATTCTACCTATTCGTCCCAAAGCTTGAATTAATTTTTCTTGTGTTAAATCTTTCAAATCTTTTCCAATATATCCATGGCAAAATTGATAATTTGTTCCATAAATATAATCAGTTGAAGCAATAATCAAATATAATTGTTGGTTCTGCGCCAAATCCTTCATTATTGCAACATAATCTCTTGAGGTATGGTTAGTAAATACTCCAATTCCCATCAATAACAATACTTTCCAAATAGAATCCACTTCCAATAACATAATCTTTTCTACAGCAGATTCCGGTATATCTGATGTAAAAGACCGCCCCAACCATTCTGATTTATAATATTTTTTCAGATGGTCGAGCGTATTTGGTACAAATTCTTTATCCAACTCTATCTTAATCAGATTACCTCGCAATCCGTCCATTTGTCTTTGCAAATCTTTCTTTTTGGTCTCCATATCAGTTGGAGTATTTCTGCTCAACTTTTTAGTCTTTTGTGTCCTATTTTTGTCCGAACCCTTTTTTTTTGATGATTCTTCAACATTGTCCATAGTAGCCAGTTCCCGGTCAATAATACCAATTTCCTGTCGCAATAAATCATTTGAATAAATAGCTTTCATTATTACATCCAAAACAGCCGCTGGAATAGATGCTATTTTTAGGCAAAATTTACCAATTTTTTCCACGTCTTGTGCCATATAAATCGTCGGTCCATCTGTTAAGGTGTATGCATCAGCCGTAGTTAACTTAATAGTTGATTCATATACAGCACTTCGTTTCTTTTGGAAATGATCATATACTGTCGAATAATTATCTTTTAAAGCTAATAATAATTTCAGATAATATTGTTTAATACTGATAACATTTATTTCTGTAATTGCTTCAAAATAATTATTAATTTTATATCTATCTTTAAGGTCAACATGTTTATTAACATACATTATAAACCGTGTAACTTCTTTTAGATCAAAATGTCTCAGTAGTGTCTGATAATTTTTAATATGTTTAATGGATTTTTTGAGATTTGCAAAGTCTTCATAAACTAAATGAGGAAGAATTGCGAAACCATTTGTATCCAAAATAGGGATTGTTTTTGCACAATCGTGGCTTATAACACTATCTACATTTCGTGCATTGAATTTACTTACAAAACTTTGAATACAAGGTGCAATATCTTCCTGTTTTGGCAATGTTGCAGATGATAATATTATATTCGGAATTAAATTTTCCTGCCAATTTTTTCTCAATATTTCATGATATTCATGTTCCTCATAATCTAAAGTAATAGTTGGTTCGTCCCAATACCAAGTCAATTCATCCGGTGCATTGAATGCTAACATATATCTCATCGCAGGTAAATAAGATTGAATATCAGAGATTATAATTTGAACATTATCCCCTACACTATTATCTACACGGAAAATACCTCCCGTACGCCTATTTTTAACAACATCTTTTGCTGCGAAATAATGCAATCTAATACCTGCCGGGTCTTGACAACCAAATGCAACAGCTATCTTAATATCCAATGCTATACAAGATTTCGCCAATTGTAAACCAATATGCTTTGCTGCGCATACAAATATGATTCTTCGTTTTTTAGGTATGGATTTCAATTCATCTTTTAATTTATTAATTTTGATTTTAATCGACTCTGCTTTATTAGGATCCATTTGGGATAGTAAAATGGATGATTCCATTATTTTTTCATTTAAATTTTTCTTGCTTCTATCTGCATCGGGGTCATGTGGAGAAACTAAACCTATCGGGGTTAATGTTTTTCCCATCCCTGTTGGGGCTTGGTATAAATATAATTTCGGACCAGGAACTTTGCACAATGTCATTATGCGTTTTTGATGTTCGTATAGTTTTGTATCACGGTACTTATGAACATCTTTATTTTGCTCAATAAGTTCAAATGCATATTTGATTAATTGGTCTTTTTTGATGTATGGTTTAAAATGACTAAGAACAATATGTATTAACTCTGCTACATACGGATTTACATTACGTATTTCATACTTCAATATTTGACCAAGAGTATAGTATGAATAATATGTATTCTTATCATCGGGAGATTTTTTATTAAACTTTAAGAACTGTTTTAATATTGTTAACAAAACAAATTCTACAATCTGTGCATGCATTGAATCTATTTTTTTATCTACATTGGATATTCGAATTAATTCGCGTTTTTTCAATGATTTCACTTTCTTCTTCTTCTTCTTCTTCTTCTTTTGCAAAATACCCGTTAAATATTTCTTTTTAAGAACATCCATATCTTTTTTAAAATATTTTTCATAGAAATATTCGTGATGCATATCTTTATTCTCTGAAATTTTAATAAAATTTATTAAACTTTGAGTATCATTAAACAGGATATTAATATTATCATATCCACCATGAATCATCTCCAAAATTCGTTGTTCCTCCTTCGAAACAGGCCTTTCTAAGGCATCCCATTCTTCTGCACTGAGTTTTTGTTGGCTTAAGTCCATATATCTAAGTTTATGTATAATATTAATCAACTAATATCTCTATAATCAATTTTTTAATAAGCTTATTTTTTACTAAATTGAAAACAACTTAAATTATAAATTATTTAGATAATACAAATGGTATACATATTTAGCATCGAAGGCAATATAGGATCAGGGAAATCGACATTAGTCAGAGTTCTTAGTAAAAATTTACACCATATAGCCGAAGCACCAGTTATCTATGTCCAAGAACCTGTGTCTGAATGGGATAATATTAAAGACCAAGATGGGAAAACAATATTAGAAAAATTTTATGCAGATCAACCCAAGTATGCTTTTTCGTTTCAAATGATGGCATATATTTCAAGATTAGCACTATTAAAACGAGTTATTAAAAAGAATCCAAATGCTATTTTAATTACAGAACGTTCCGTCTTTACAGATAAAGAAGTATTTGCAAAAATGTTATATGATGAAGGTAAAATAGAGGAAGTAAACTACCAAATATATTTGAAATGGTTTGATGAGTTCATTGAAGATATCCCTATAACTGGGTTAATTTATATAAATACTACACCTGAAAAAAGCAAACAACGTGTTAATATTAGAGCTCGACCTGGAGAGAATATACCATTGGAATATTTAAAACAATGTCATAACTACCATACTACATGGATTGATAATTTTAAAAAACCAGTATCCCTTTTCGACGGTAACATTGATTTTATAGATTCGCTTGGTATACAATCATTAAATAAAATTAGTAGTTTTATATTGGAACACATTAAACCAAAAACACATTATGTTACCGAACAATATATGTACACCAAGTGTTCGTGTTAAATATAATAGTATTTAATCTTCCAATAATAATCGATTATTAAAAATAGATTCTGATCTATATTTTAGTATATCTAATTCATCACTAGTTGTAGGAAATTCCTCTTTTCCGTAAATATCCTGCAATAATAACCACTCAAATAAGCCACCTGTGTATACAAACACAGAGCCGCATCCTAATGTTAATAATTGTTCATATTTTTTAAAAATACTTTCATCATTGGCATTTTTGCCATAAATAATTATATGAATATTCTTGTTTAAATGTTTGTTAATAATAGCCTCTTCATCTTTTATGGCAATTGTGCCTGGTATCAAACAATTTTGTTCTGTAATAGTTAATGTATTAATTAAGATGTAGTTCCTTTTTTTATGCTTAATCACAAATTGTATATCTTCAAATCCTACTTTTCTGATTGACATTTTATTTCCCATAAAAAAGTTTATTATAAAAGTAATTGATTTTGTCTTTATTATTTTATCTAATTACTGTTCTTGATATATTGAGCTTTCCACGCCGGAAATCCTTTTTTTGCTATTGCTTGCATATTTCGCATTGAACACACAAAACTTGATCCGCTATGTGGATTATCAATATTTCCGTGATCATCCTGTAAGTTATCTGAAATTTTATTAATATTCGGATGATTCCACCAACCCTCGCCTGTATTTTCTGGTGGACTTTCATTTCTAAACCAATCCCATAATTCTAATCTAGTCACAGTTGCGGCCATCAATCGTAAACATGTACTAAAATAATCAGTAGGCCACGCGCTCTTATCTAGTGGTACAACGGTGTACGCCCCATTTGCTCGTGTATCTGCATCTGCGCTTGTCAATGTCGTGCTCATATTCGTTATTTATTACTTTATTTGTTTAAAGTGATAAATATTGTTCAATTTAATCAAACTTCACTATTATTTTAACTTCTTCTTTGCGAATGCTTTTTGTGGCTGAACAAGATAATTCTTGTCTTTTCTTTCTTGTTTTTATTTTTTTTTTAACAACACGGTTTTTAGATGTGGAATTTCGTCTGTTCATATCCTTCTCTATTTCGTCTAAATGTTCTCTTATATAATCCAAAATTTTATTCTCTAGTGCCCATTTGAAAAAATTTAGTTGACCAATAGTTGTCTGAATATGCATATCATTTTTATAAGGAATAACAATTCTATCCCAGCGACAAAATGGATCAAATCTTTTTTTAGAATACGCTTTTAATTTTAATTTATAATCAATATATACTTTAAATCTTTTAACTCGACCGTGTTTATCTTTCAAATCGTATCCGATAAATTTAGCTTTTGCGTAATTTGTTACAAACCAATCTATTAATCTTAACGACTCCCTAGAATGACCATTTATTATCGATAAAATTTTACTTAAATTATCATCGCTTCCATAATACTTCAATAATGTATTTAATAATAGATTATTCTGCGTAGCATATTGTGTATTATTCATTTATATATATGCATTGTGTCCCAGAGCTTTAAATACTTATTATTCATCACCTTTAATATTGCTGTCTTTTGGTCGTAAAAATTCGGCTTGTACTTGCAAATCGTCCAAATAATTATGGTCTGATAAAAAGGGATTAATACTTGTTTGTATTATCATATGCCTTTGACTAAGGCGTTCACTATTCAATTCACGATCATTCTGTCGTCGCTCTTCTATTTTTTCACCCAATGGAAAAGTATTCTCTTGTATCTTCGCTTTTTTATTCGTTTCGCGGAGAGATTTTTTCATTATTCCTCCATTTCCCCATACCCAATAATTATATTTTTGAGACATATAAAAATAAATATATTTATTTTTTTTTAATTAATCTCATTTGTTTTGTGAATAAAAATTTATTAGTATATAAATATATTCAAATTTATCCACGTAAAATTTCTGCTAATCTGGCGTTCATTTGCTCTTGATAAGTATCATAAGGGGTTGGGTCACTTGAACCTTTGACCCATTTAATTTTATTATCCGTAGCTAACTCTAATATATATTCTGGCGTCCATCTTGGGTCACCTTGTGTATTTAACATATCCATCATTTTTTCTTTAGTATTACAATTAACAATATTCATAGTTAATAATTGCATATGAAATATTACTCTAAGTTTATGTAAGGTTTTTTCTTCAATAGCAACCCAATCTGGTTGAGACATGTTTGATTGAGACATTGTTTGAGACATTGGTTGAGACATTATTGAGATTAACAACATTTGTCTAGTCTATAATTCATTCAATTTTATTAATCTCATTTGTTTTGTGAATAAAAATTTATCATCATTTAAACATCTTCTCTCCAAATTACATTTTAAACAACAAATAACCACGTTGTCATTAGTATGACCCATATCATTATTCAATCTATCCAGTGTCCATTGTATAGGTTCCCTGCTATTTTCGTATAAAAGAAGAACTTTTTTTTTACAATAATAACATTTCAACTTCGATATCACCAATTTTTCAAATAATTGAGATTCATCAATAAACTCAGCAGAATACTTATTTTTTTTCGTATCTTGATGCTTGTAGCTATTTAATTTTCTAAGTATTTCACGCTTTGCACATACAGAACCTGTAAATGTTTGACCCAGATATAGCTGATTTATAATAGGAATATGATTATCCATATTTAACAAATAATCCTTATTATCCCATTTTTTAACAATTTTTCGTTCTTGTTTTTTAATTGTCTTGATAATAATTTTTTTATGCATATATATTAATGACGCCAGATAATAATTATTCGCAAAATATCGTAAATCTTCATAATGAAAAACAAAAACAAATAAAGGTTGATATTAAAAAAACAGTTGTTGGGTTTATTTTGTATTTTATTATTTTTGTTATTTTAATTCCTCTTATATTGTTTAAAAGTCAAATGTATGGTATTTTGGAAGCATATATGCCGAATGTAGATCTTATAGCAACTGTAATTTCTTGGCATGGGGGTCCTTTAAAAATATGGGATCATTTATACCCACCGTCGGCCGTAACTATATATGGGTTTTCTTCACAAACTATAATTAATTACCTGTCATTATTAGGCCTTACATATATTATAACTCGTGAAACAAAGCGTACTGGTAGTATAGCGAGAGGATGGTCAATGACATTTATTATGTTATTAATGACATATCTTCTGCCGGGACAATTTATATCATGGACCATGGACAAAACCAAAAACTTAATATCAAATTATTTCAAATTAAATTTCATCACCACCGATTCAATTGTTGTAGTTCTGGGCTTTTTTCTTGTCGCAACAATCATCACGAGCGAAGCATATATTCTTCATAATTCCAAAAAAAACCTTGAACACATGGCTAAAAAAATAATGAATATTCCTAACTTTGTTAAAAAAATAATATAAACTGATCTCTTTATATTAATATATCAATGAGTGAAGAATGTCAAGAGCTTAAAAATATAAAATACCAAACAATGCTTTTAAATAATAATTCTAAGATTGTTTCAACTAAAGCAAACACTGATAATTTGGATGAGTTTTTAAAAAAAGAAAAAGCTCAAAATAAAAATAAACCTTGGAGCAAATTAGGTCGTTCAACAAAACTTAAAAAAATAAACCATTTTGTAACACATTTTGCAACTGAGAACAAATTAACAACTCCTGATAAAAAAAGATTACACACATATCTTAATGACTCTCTGGATAGAAAAAAACTACAACGTGTTAAAGATGTAAATTATGATGTTAAAACAGGTCGTATTAAAGCCATTCCTGGGTTGACATTTAATAAGATCAAACAAAAGTTTACCCTACGCCGTGTAGATAAAAAAAAATCAACATTAAAAGGGTTGGCACCAAAGCGAAAGAAAAATAAAATTGATATAAAAGAAAACTTATAAAATAAGAGTAATATACAATGAATGAATTACCTTCTTTGACAAATATTATTCATTCTTTATCTGTTCCAAAACAAATTCAAGAAACCGATATAGACGAGCTAAGAGAAAGTGTTTATTTAATTATAGATGACTTTATCAGCAATAATATTGTGGAATATCGCTATAAAGATTTCACACACAGACTATTTGAACATACATATCATATATTAGAAGTACTCCACGATAACACAAATTTCCTTATCGAATTGAATTTA